ATACATTTATACATTGCTTCTTCCGCAAATTTATGTACTCTATGCTCGCCATCTGTCGCTAAACTATCGCTTAGATAATCTACAACTACAATTCTTCCGTTTAGATTAGAACTAAAATGTATTTCACCTAAAACATCATCTACATAAAATGATCCATTAATATTTGAATTTTGTGGATCTAAACCGTATCTACCGCCTCTTGATGCCCAAGTTGTATCATCATGATAATTATCTTTATTTTCTGATGATGAAACCGATTTAAAATTATCCCATGTTTCAGATTCTTCTTCGTATAAAACAAAGCTAATAGCAGTACTTACCGCTATGTTATATGTTGCCGGATGTGATAACTCAACAATATGATTAGATCCATTAGTACCAACACCTATAACTTTTATTGAAGTTAAACGATCCTGTTGATCTCTAACATTATTGTCATTTATAAAGCTAGGATGGTTTATATACATACCTTCTTTTATACCTTCTTTACTAGTGACAGTTACAAAAGTATCACCAGCAGTACCTGCAACTGAAGTGGTTGTATGTACAGCTGACGAATCACCAAGTAATCTACGTGTCCCAAGACCAACGTATCTAAAAATTCTTAATTTACTAGCACCAGTAGCAGTAGCATTTTTGTCAATTGTACCAGGAACATTTTTTAATTCTATAGATGTTATACCAGCTGTTGTTGTAACACCTTGTATTACTGACGCGGCAGGAACATTTAAACCTGTCACTCTCATACCGTGAACTAATATATCACTGTAATCACCATCTAGTTCATATATATTTGACCCTAAAGTCATTTTAGCTACTGGATCAAGTTTGTAATCTCCTTCTTCGTTTTGATAAAAGTTTTTAGGATTGTTTGATTTTAACTCTGGATACAATAAGTGTTTGGTACCCGCGTTATCTACCCAAGAAATTTTAGTATAATTAACGTAATCTATTGGTAACGTCATGTTTAAAGATGGTGGAACTGTAATCTCATGTGCTTTTATAGATTTAAAAGTATCAAAAGATAATTCTTGCATTGCTCTTTGAGCGTGAAAAGCAACATCAGTTCTTTTTGCTTTAGGTATAATTTTATCTTCTCCAACATAAACAACCATGAATTGATTTATAATATCATCTAATCTTGTAAATTGATAGCTTCCGTGAGAAAAACCATCATCGTAATATTGTTTACTTGTTACCTCTAATAATCCCATTTATTTATTGTTTTTCTTGTTGAACTTGTGATAACTCTAATTGTTGTGCTCTTGTTGCTACGTCGTCTCTCCTCATAGATATACCAGCATACTTTAATATTTTATATATTAACTCATTTTCTTCTGACATGTGTAATTCAAAATGTTTTGTTTTACCTGTACCAGTGTTTGGATTATAAATCTGAGTATCATGTAAAGCTTTGCCACCAACTATAAAGTAACCCCAAGCAACTTCAGTAGGTTTTTTAAAATAAATTATAGAAGGAATTAATGTTGGATCTATTATAGGAGTGTTAGGATTAAATGTTGTACCACCTACTATTCTGAGTATATTATTTCTAATGTTTGCTATCGGTCTATAGTTATTAGGCCTAGTTAATGGTCCACCATTTATGCAATTTTTAAAATCAGTAGTTTTTAGTATCTCAACGTCACGAGTTCCTATTAAAGTACCTAAATTTGGTACTGTGTAATTATAGTGGTCAAATTCTATTTTACTAATTCTGTACATATAGTCTGGTATTACAAAACCAACACCACCAAACGTAGTATATAATGATATTTCCGCAGGTGTATCTGTATTTTCAAAAATTTGAAGTTTTTCTTCTAGCATATCATCAACATCAGCATACACGTATTCGTTACCAGGTATTCTAGCTTGCTGATTTAAATCATAAAAATATTGTTCAAATATTTCTTGCTGAGCTTGATTAGCATACAGATTAAACTCTTGTGGAGTTATATAGCCTCTCTGCTCTTTATTAGCAATAGCTAAAACTTTTTGATATACAGTGTCTATATTTATGAATCCTTTTGCCATTTTATTTTTTATTTATTATTATAAGGAAATAATCTATTTAAAGTATTTTGTCTTTCACCACAACCACAATCTTTACCAGTTACTTTGCTAACTGTATCTACAACTTTTTTTATACCTGTTGCTTTTGTAAATTTTGCTACAGTATCACCTAAACCTTTTGATTTATTTTTTTCCATATAATTTAATTTGTAGTTTGCAATCGCCCCGTAGAGCGACTGCATCTACAGTTAGATTAATTTAATCTTTTTTCAATATTGGAGTAAACCTCCATTCCTTCGTCAGTTTTAAACCAAGCCGCTAAAGCTGAGTAAGGATGTTCGTCAAACGGAACGTTCATTAGTTTTCTATCATTAGAACCCCACATAAATGTTCTTTGGTCGTCTGATAATTTTAAAATTCCCATTTCAGTTGCTCTAATACCAAAGTTTCTAAGAACTACATTTTCATCATCCGCTAATTCTAAGAATAAAGCTGGATTTCTTTTAGCATATATAAGTAAATCACGCTTAAGTTCTTTAGAGCTCATCCTAGATACTTTAGAACCTAACTCTACTCGCATCACTGCTTCTGCCATATCTATATCCATATTTTGAGCGGCATTTAATGCCTCAATTTCTAACTCTATAGTTTCTATTTCACTCGCAGCTTCTTCAGCTGGTTTTATTTCAAAATATTTTTTATTTCTCATCGGGTGATATAGAGATAATAGTTTTTGTAATGTAACTTTGTTTTTTGGTACTATTAAAAATCCATTTAAAAAAGTTATGTGCTCTAATCTTTGATCACCAACCATTTCATCTACAAAGCATGTTCTTTGGTTAGAAGTATGTTTTAGTTCTCTTTCATAGCCTTTTTCTTCGTCAAAATAATATATATTTGAAGACTGCATAGTCGCTGTTATTGGCGTTTTACCGCCAGCTAATTGATACGTTCTATCTTTTACTTCCCAGTTATCTTCTGGGCTTTTTAGTTTTGGTTTTTCTACAACTGTTGTTTTTATTTTTGGTTGTTTAACAACCGGTGGAGTTTCAACTACCACTTGCTCTACATGCTCATCTCCAGGGTCTGCCTGCGGTGAGACTTTCTTTGTTTTCTTTGCCATAATATAATATATAATAAAATTAATAAAAATAAAAGGCCGAGGCCGAAGCCCCGGTCTTTTAAAATAAAAGTGCTTAGTTCATCAACATAAAGTTGTTAGCACCTTGAGTAATTAAACATCTTTCAGATAGATAATTAACTGTCATTGCATCTAAATCAGAAGTAACAGCACCAACTGAATCAGTGATCCAAGTTTTTAGCTTTCTACTTTCTGTATTAGAAGCTCTGTATCTAATATGTAAGAAAGGACGTTTCATGTTTTTACCTAACATTTCATCATAAACTGAAGATACACCAGCTGGGATAATAACACCTCTAATGTCATTATATCCTAAACCAGCTCTTAAAGTACCATCGTTTAAGTATTTCCAGTCAGATTTGTAGAAGTCATAAGAACCTCTTCGGAATCCAGAGAAACCTAAGTTTAGCGCCATATCTTCTGAGTTATCAAACACCCCATAAGAAGTACTACCAGTTACTGAGTTACCTGTCATAGCAGCTAACATATCATCAATTGCTAAAGAAGCATCTCTATTTAAGAACAACATATTTTCTTCAATAGCACCTTGAGAATCAAACTTAGCTAAAATATCATCAAATTCAGATAGGTTAGCAGCAGCACCATTTGCTTGTAAGATACCAGTTGTTGAGTGACCACCTTGAGAGATAGCATCAAATAAACCTTGCGTACCAGCAGCACCAGCAACCGTAGAGGCACCAGTACCAACGTTAGCAGCATCCTCAACGGTAGACGCAGCAGCTGTTAGTTTACTTTCTATTAAAGTCATTTCGCAGTAATCAGCAAATCGAGACATAGTGTCACCATTAGCTTTTAAATACCAGTAATAACCGTTTTGACCGTCTTCACCAGAAACTTCAACCCAACCGATAGCAGACGCATCAGATCCAGAGATTCTATAAGTATCTTTTAAGATAATCATTTTATTTCTGAATGATTGGAAAGTAGGTTCTACAGCAGCAAACGTGTTAGTTTTACCGTCGATACCTAAACCATTAGTACCTTTACCAAATTCAGATCCATATACGAATACACTAGCAGTGTTTCCAGACGCATCATCATCAGTATCAAATCCAGCCACAGCACCAACAGTAGCTGCTTCATAAGGAAGAATTGTCATTGTAGTAAGACCCGCGTTAATAGCAGATACATATCCTGGGATAACCGTACTGTTATTATCACTTAACATAACTGTAGCTCCTACTCTTACCGCGTGAGTACCACCACCAGATACTGTAAATACACCAGCATTTGTAATGTCACCATCGTAACGTAAATGTAATCTACCTTGCTCAGACCATACAACGCTGTCTGCGCTAGATGCTTCTTCAGCACCTACTTGAGCTAAGAATCCAGAGATTGTTCTTTTTCCATATCTCTCTACTTCTTGAGCCATCAAATCTGGTAAATACTGTTGTTCCCAACCAGTACTACCATCTATAAAATTAATGTAATTTGAAGTTAACGTTGCCTTAGCCGGAGCCGGCACCGCATTCAAACTACCTCCTGCAGTTATTGCCATTTTTATTTATTTTTAAATTATTATTTATTTCTGTTTTTAATTTTAAACTTAAAATCAGAAGCGTCATCACCAAGCACTCTAAACTTTAAACCTCCTGCTTTAATTTCACCGTGACTTTGCCTTGGATTCATATCAACATTTTTAGCTTTAGCAACACTATTTTTCATAGCGTCAGCCTTACCTTGTTCGTAAAAGTGTTTAGCTACAGCATCAGCGTTCATAGCAGTATACAAAGATTTATGATAACCCCTAGCATCTTCCATTTCATTTTTTTTATTCAAAAACTTTTTGACAAAATTATTAATGTCGCTCTGAGCTTCTTTAACTTCTTTAGTGTTATTTACTTTAAATCTATACTTTTTATCTCCAACATTATATTCAAAACCTTTGAACTTGTCATTGAAAACATCGTCTGTTTTCTTTAAAAAATTAGATTTACTTGCTTCTGCTTGTTTTTTAGTCTCTTCTGACTCTTTGTTATATCTATTGAAAAAATCAACAGCCTTTTGTTGTTCGCTAGTAAGCTTACTTCCAGCTTTGATCTCTTCATAGTATTTGGACTTTTGCCCGTCCAGATGGCTTTTAGCGTTGGCAACTTGCTCTTTTAACGCTAGTTTTTTTCTTTTTATTTCTCTTTCATCGTCTTCTTCTTCATCATAAGAGAATTGATCTTCCATAAGGAAGCTAATTTCTTCTGTATTTAAATGAGGTTTTGTTTGCTTGTAGTATTCGTATAATAAATCTTTATCTTCTAATTCACTATAATCTTGATTAAGCTTAACATAATCATTTAAATCCCCACCAGTTTCTTCCATAAAGTCAACTAACTTTTGAATACTTTCTGGTAAAGGTTTTCCAGTAGCCTCTGCTTCTGCTACGGCTTCTTCAACTTGCTCTTCTACTTCAGCGATTTCTTCTTCAGTAGAGTCTTCGGTAATTTCTTCTAGTATTGTATCTTCTTGTGCTTCTGTTTCCGATTGTACTTCTTCTTGTTCTTGTGGGGCGTCGGCATTTTCAGACTCTGCAACCACTCCGCTGTCGTCAGTTGAACTTGTTTTAGTTTCTGTATTTTCTTTTGGTTCTTCATTTTTTTCTTCTGGGTTTGGGGGTTTACTTAAATCTACTTTTATGACTTCGTCATCTCCAGCAGAATCAAATTTACTTTCGTCAATTTGTTGACTAGTTTCTTGAGTAGTTTCTTCAACTACTTGTTCGTTTTTTTCTTCCATAATATAATATAATAATAGTTAATAAATTTATCTAGGTTCAAAGGCACCTAAATCAAATCCGCCACCTAGTATATCATTACCTGCAGATTCAAAGTTTTTAGGTGGTTTACCTGTTTTTCTTTGCTCAATCATTTCTGATTGTTGTGTAGCTTGTATTTTAGTTCTTTCGTCTTTACGATCTTCTTTTTCTTTTTCCCTAGCTTTTACGCCTTCAACTTCAGCGTTTTTTAATTGCATATTCATTTGAAACTCTAGTTGCATTAACTCTTTTTTGTAAGCAACTTCTTGTTCCATTTTTTGAGCTTCAAGCTGAGCTTTGACTTGTTCTAATTGAGCGTCACTTTGTGCTATAGCTTGATTTTTTTGAATATCAGCTTGAGCTGCCGCTTGTGCAGCTTGAGCATTTGATTGCGATTGCATTTGTATGTTTTGTTGTTGCAATGCTTGATCTCTCTCTTGTTTTTTCTTTCTACGTATCTTCAACATTTGATTAGCAAGCTTTACATTTTTTATTTCTCTAAGATCAATAGCATCTTCAAGTTCAATGTTTTTTTGCTGTAATGCCATTTGTATATTATTTTCAAGCATCATTTTTTCTTCTTCATCTGGTTGTAATTCTAAAAATATACCAAAATCATATAAATGTAATTCAGACATTTCTTCTAGTGTAGCTACATTATGAGCTCCTATAGCTTGAATAAAAGCATCTCTTGTTGGTGAATACTCTATGATGTCCGATATTCTAAGTGATAAACACTCTGCAGTTTCAGCAGTAAGATATAATCCAGCTTGTAGTATGTGTCTAGTTGCTGTATTACTATTTGCAGCTGCTAATTTTTGAACTCCTACTAACGCGTTTTTATCTGGCATACTACCATCTCTAGCTTCGTTAAGACCGGTTACATCTCTTATCATTTGTAAATAATAATTATAATTTGCAATAAGAGCTTGCATTTTATTACCACCACTACCAGATGTAATTTCTTGAATAGGCACTTTACCTGGATTCATATCGCCATCTTGAGTAAATGATCTACCAATAACACTACCTGTTTGGAAGAACATATTTAAAGCTTCTTGTGGGTTATAATTAGTACCATTACCTAAATCTACTTCAGCTAAACCATCAGCATCAAGATAAACGCCATCTGGAACCATACGAGACATTACTTGTTGTAACTTTAAGTGTGTTAACTGAATCATATCAGCAAAACCTGTAATACGCTTTACTAATGAATCAATTTTACCATTATACATCCTAGGAGCTACAATAGCATAGTTCATTTTTACTTTTGTAAAATCGCTTTTAGGACGCATCATATTTTTAGCCATTTCCCATTTAAGTAATTTTTCAGTACCAAGTATCATTGCGCCTTCGTAAAGAGTTTCTATTGATCGTAACATTCTACTATAACCACCTTCCATGTTTTCAGGTGGATTAAACGAATCATCTTTAGGTATGATTTTATCAGCACCACTACCCATTTGTTTTACTTTATAAACCTCGTTCATGTAGGTTTTGTAATTAAAATATAAAACTTGAACAGTGTTATTGTCTTCTTTGTCTATTGAGTATCTAGAGTTAAAATGAGATCTATTAGTAGCTTTGTTTTTCATTATATCTTCAAGATCAGTCTCCATTAAGTGTGGAAATTGTTTAGCTAATTCATTTACAGGTATAGATTTTACTTCGCCAACATAATATATATCATCAAAATACGGTGAATCTGTATAAGAATACACTAAGTTAGCTGGATCTACATAATCAATAACAACACCTTCTGAAGTATTAAATCCTGTTTTCACAGCACCTATACCTAAAACTGTTAAATCATAATAAAATTGTTTTTTAGTAAGCTCATATTTATTACCTTCAAAAAGCACATTTAACGCTTGCTCTTCAGCTAGTTCTACAGCTTGTTTGTAAGTTAGCTGCATATGTAATCCTAGTTCTTCTTCGGTGTCTGGTAATGTTTCTACATCGTTTTCAGCTAAAGGTATACCAAATGCTTGTTTAGAAAAAGCATCTAGTTCTTTAGTTCTCATGTCTGCTAGTATAGACTCCATGTATTTAGTTCTTTTACTAACGCCGTATCTATCTTGTGAGTATGCTTTTATATCATAAGTTCTTTCTGCAATACCATTAACTACTATATCTACAAACTTAGAAATAATAGGAACAGGCTTCCAATCTAAATTAAGATAGGACAAATCACCATTTATAGATAATTCATCCTTATATTTTTGTATTGACTGTTCGCCTCTAGCGTACAATCTTAGTTTATGAAAATTATTGTAATTAGATTTATATCTATTAACACTTTTGTCATTATAAAACCACTCTGTTTCTATTGCTTTACCAACTTTTAAACCATAGTCATAACTTAGCTTTTCAGCATCGCTTACGGTTTGACTCGGGAAATAACTTTTAATGCCAGACTCTGCCATATTTATTATTTAATTATTTGTGAATTAGTTCCAGTATTACTATACTTAGAAATATTTATATTTATTTTCGGTTTTTCAACTTTTACGTTTGGTGCATACAAATGTCTATTATTGGCCATTATAGCTAAACCAGAGCTTATTGACGCGTCAAACTTTGTTCTTTTATTTATATCAAACTTACTCCAATCGTTAAGCAGCTCATTAAAATATAAATCACCAAATGTTCCATCTTGTTTCATACCAACGTGATCTTGTATATACATTTCAATAGCAGCAGCGTGGGCTTGCTTAATATCTTCTGAGGAATTAGGTATTCCTCCAATTTCTTTTTCTGCAACAGATAATTTATTCCAAACTTTATCAGGTCTATTCATAGAAAAACCTCTGTATCCTCTTCTTCTTAAATAGTATAATAATCTAGGCTTGTTGTTTTCTGCTAGTATTGGCATTCCATAAAATACTAACGCCATTAAAACATCTTCAAAGAATATTTCAGCTGTAGGTGGTCTTGATAAATATTCTAAAAAGAAACTATTAGCAGGAGCGTCTTCCATACTGAATCTAGTTAAACCGTGTAATGCTCCTTTAGAACCTTGTCCATCTACAGTTCCTGATATATCATAAGAGTCACAACCAAAGGCTCCCATATGTTCGTTGCCAGGATATTTTATACCGTTTTTTATAATTACTCTATTTTGCAAGTGTTGAGTTGGAACCCAACTTACTTTAAACCTACCTTTTGGATCAGGATAAAATATTACCTGCGTATCTTTTATACCATTAACCCATTGAAAATTACCAGTGGTAACTCCTAAAGTTCTAGACATTTCTTCGTTGTAATCTATTTGCTCGTATATCTTAATAAGATTAAAAATGCTATTTTTAGTCTCATCTCTAAAAGCGTGTTCTTCTGTTCTAGGAAATTGTCTATAAAATTCATTTAAAGCATCTTGATCATCTTTTAAACCATCTGCTTCATTTTGCCAATTATCTATTACACCTATATCTATTAATTCACCATCTGGGGCGAGCACATCTGTGTCAGGAGTAGTGAATACTGGAATTCCGTACTCGTCAATAAATCCTTCGTAGTTCCATTCCATTGGGATAAACAAAGAGTATAAACCAGACTTTGTCTGACCGTTTCTATTTCTCTTAGTGACATCTGATGCATTGTATAGTTTTTTGAAGTTATCTCCACCTTTATCTAGGGCGTTGGAAGTTGAACCCATCATACATTTACCTATAATTCTACTACCTAATCTAAGACATGTTTTTGTAACACGCCAATTGTTTAATATATTATCAGGCCTTTCCCACTTGCCACTTTCATCATGTACTAACAACGCTAATTTTTCACCGTCATAGCTATTATCACCT